TCTACCACATCAGGTAATACGTCTACCACATCAGGTAATACGTCTACCACATCAGGTAATACGTCTACCACATCAGGTAATACGTCTACCACATCAGGTAATATGACACAATCCCAGACAGTAGGAAATACGATAGATAATAATATAAGTATGCCTACTATGCCTACTATTCAAACATTTCCGTCTAATCTAGATATGTTAAATATACCGATGGCAACACCTGTACAAATTACAGATTTAATTGATAAAGGGTTAGGTGTTGAATTATTAACTCGTAATGGTATTTTAATGAATCAACAGTATAAGGGTCCATCTACAAATATTTTACAAACGGATTTTACGGGAACATCAAATATTTATTCTCCATTCTTATTTTATAATAAAGGTTCTACAGAAAAATTTATTGGTGTAAATAAAATTCATCCGGAAGAAAAGTTTTTTAATTAGTATTGCTTTTCTTATGAAGTTTTATAACTACTGTAATTTGGGAAATACAATTTTTAACTGCATTTCTTTCCAAGGGTACTGTATCCCTTAAACGGTTTTGAATTTTTAAAAAAATCCAAAACGGTTATACGGATAGCGGTGGTTATGTGGCATAGCCACATTCACCTTTATTCCATCCCTAATTTTATGGCGTTAAAACGCCAATAACCGTTTAAGGGATACAGTACCATAGCTAATACTTTTTACAGTAAATTACAGCTAGTTATAAAACATGGAAAGAAATGCATAACAAATAGAAAAATTGGCATTTTCAATATATATTAAATGAAAAAATGATTTTTTCTTTTTTATTCTTTTATATATTATATCCCAATTTCCAGATCCTCAGTAACTGTTATCAAAAAGTTATCTGTATTAAAAATGTCGAGTAGCAATTCTATTTTAAACCCAGATTTTTATGAAACTATTGAAAGAAAGGAAGAAAAATTACCATATATTACTGTTTTGAAAAACGATGATTTGATTAAATTTACACCTCGAGAATTTAGCAAGTTTTTAGGATGTATCATAAAAATTGTATGTACACCAAATCCATATGATGGTCTTAGAAGAAGTATCACATGTATTCCAGATATTCAACAAGAATTTCTACCAGAAACTGATCGCTTTTATTTGATTTATAGGCAACATCATAATCTTATTTATCTACGGAAATTAAACGAAACAAATGAAACAGCACCACGTAGATATTGGTCTTTACGTTTGAATACAGCAGGTATTACTATATATGAAAAAGAACCTAACTACTATGATATTACTAAAGTGTTCATTTATAATCATATTACAAGTGAAATGTTTTCAGATTTGAACGAAAAACAACGTGAAAAGATTGAACAACAAAAAAAAGCCTTAGTAAAAAGTGATACTGATAGAGATTTCAAACTATCAAAATATATTTTACAGAAGGATATTTTTGATATTGTAATAACATATTTACCTATTCCTATTCATTATGCTATTGATCAACTTTATTACATCTACAGTTGGATTTTACGTGTTGAGCCATGTTCAAATACTGATAGCATAGAATAAAAGCATAAATAGTATTAGAAATTAATTTTTTAATTTTTTTTATTTGCTAGATTATTTTTTAATAATGTATATAATTCAAAATTAATTCCATTTACAATTACTGCACGTATTAGAGTAATACCCAATCCATTATAAAGTCGTCCCATGACTAAAAGTTCTTTTAAGGATTTATTATTAAATAGTTGCCTGCGAGTTTTAAGTGTATCAATTGGATAAGTTATAAACCAACTATTTACACCTGCACAAGCACCGGCAAAAAATGCTGGCATCTTCCATTCATAATACATTATATCGAATGTTAGAAAATATGCCGGTATGGATATCGATTCACGAATAATAGTTAGCCATAAACCATTATATGCACTTTTAATTATTGATTTGTAAGGATGTGGATTAATATGTGGATTAGTATGTGTTATTTGTGATTGTCTATGTATTTTAAAATAATCTAGTGGTGTTATAATAAATGCACCCAGAAAACCAGTTATAGACGCAGAAATTAATTTATTATTAGTATATTCTAGTAGTGAATTATAATTTCCAAACATAAATGTAGTTCCAATCATAGAGTTAATCATAGGATATCTCACACCAGTATATAAAGATAATGGACGTACTAGAAAAGGTTTTATTGTGTGTCGGTTTTGAATATTTGTTTTAAGGGTGTCAAATGGGTATCCTAAAATGGTTTGAGATATACCTACTAAATTGCCTAGAATATATTCATTCATAATTTATCTATTTTCAAAATAAGAAATATAATAAAATAATAAAACTAAAATAATTTATTTTTTTCGATAGTTATAAAAAATATAGATGTGTTTTATATAAAAATATATTAGATTTATTAGAACAAATGTAAATAAAAAAGAAAAAATTATTAAAAAATATATTTTCTTAATGTATAATAACAGTTTTCTTTCCTAGCTTTTTCTTGCTTATCTTAACTAATTAAAATGGGTGGTGGTCTTATGCAACTTGTCGCTTATGGTGCCCAGGATATTTACCTGACTGGCAACCCTCAAATTACTTTCTTCAAGGTCGTCTATCGTCGTCACACCAACTTCGCAGTTGAGTCTATTGAGCAGACTTTCAACGGCCAAGCTGATTTCGGTAAACGTGTTACTGCTACTATTTCTCGTAATGGTGATTTAATCCAGCAGATGTATCTAGAAGTTGTTTTACCTAATCTTATTACAAACACTAGTAATGCATCTAACATAGCAGTATGGACTTATGGTGTTGGCAATGCCCTAGTCAAGCAAGCTGAGATTGAAATTGGTGGTCAACTTATTGACCGTCAATATGGTGATTGGATGAACATTTGGACAGAACTTACTGTACCTGCTGGAAAGCGTGCTGGTTATGATGATATGGTTGGTAATGAGATTGATTCCACTGAATATGCTAAACAGTTTGGTGGTCTAGATGCAGATACCAAGAATCGTCTTTATGTTCCTTTTCAGTTCTGGTTCAATCGTAATCCTGGTCTTGCACTTCCGCTTATCGCTCTTCAGTATCACGAGGTTAAGCTAAATCTTGAACTTCGTCCTCTAGCTGAATTATATCAGGCAAATATTAATACAGGTGGAACTTTAACTGTTGCTAGCTCTCTTAGCTTAACTTCTTGCAAGCTTTATGTTGACTATGTTTATCTTGACACTGATGAACGCCGACGATTTGCTCAGGTAAGTCACGAATACCTTATTGAACAGGTTCAATTCACTGGTACTGTTAGCAAGGCTTCTGGTGATTCTAATAAGAATGTAACCCTAAACTTTAACCATCCTGTAAAAGAACTTATTTGGGCACATACCACTAGCACCAATGCTACAGCAAACAGTTCTCTAACTGCTGGTGGCTCTATCAGTGCTGATACCACTGGTAATTACTGGTTTAATTATTCTGGTGCAGATGCAGCCTCTAATGCTTGTGATTCCTTCACCACTGCTCTTCTCCAACTTAATGGCCACGACCGTTTTTCTGTTCGTTATGCTGATTACTTCCGTAAGGTTCAGAACTACGAACATCACACACGTGTTCCTCGTGTTGGTGGTGATCTTTCCCAAATGCACAGTGATGATAAGCAATCCGGTCTTCGCCAATATATCTATTCTTATAGCTTTGCACTTTCCCCTGAAGAGCATCAACCTTCTGGCACCTGCAACTTTTCCCGTATTGATAATGCTGTTCTCCAACTAACCTACGGTGCTGATAGCCAAACCGGTGTTCCTGCTGCAAATACAAATGCTATGAACCTCAATATCTACGCCGTCAACTACAACGTTCTACGCATCATGTCGGGGATGGGCGGGCTTGCTTACTCGAATTAGAGGGTCTCACCATTGTGGGCAATTATTTTTTTGTTATTTTTAATTATTTAATATTCATTCAATATTCATTCAATATTCATTCAATATTCATTCAATATTCATTCAATATTCATTCAATATTCATTCAATATTCATTCAATATTCATTCAATATTCATTCAATATTCATTACAATACTAATACTAGAAGGTTGTTAAACTAAGAGAATAAAATGATTACTAATTGTAATTTGATTATTAGAATAAGTTTCATAAAATATCTTAAAGTTATATATTTTGTTAATTTCTTTATTTTTTTAGATAGTTTTTAAATTTATTGTATACATTTTTGGTGTATTTTTTATATTTTCTTGTGTAGTGAAAAGGTTCATTATGTATTTTTTTCCTATTTTATCAAGGATTAATTTATTCCTATAAGGTATAATAACAGTTTTCTTTCTTAGCTTTTTCTTGCTTATCTTAATTAATTAAAATGGGTGGTGGTCTTATGCAACTTGTCGCTTATGGTGCCCAGGATATTTACCTGACTGGCAACCCTCAAATTACCTTCTTCAAGGTCGTCTATCGTCGCCATACTAACTTCGCAGTTGAGTCTATTGAGCAGACTTTCAACGGTCAAGCTGATTTCGGTAAACGTGTTACTGCTACTATTAGCCGTAATGGTGATCTTATCCAGCAGATGTATCTAGAAGTTGTTCTTCCTGATGTTGCCACAACTGGTAGCAACGAATGGACATATGGTGTTGGTAATGCTCTTGTTAAGCAAGCTGAGATTGAAATTGGTGGTCAACTAATTGACCGTCAATATGGAGACTGGATGAACATCTGGACTGAACTTACTGTACCCGCAGGTAAGCGTGAAGG